GCATTTGCAGATGGAAAGATAAATGACGAAAGCAACCTAAATGATTTAGATACACATAGCAGATTGACCAACAGAAACAAAGATGGAGTCTTAGGTAAAGAACCAGCAAATGTAGTCAATAATACTAATGCCACACAAACAATAACTGTAGAGATTGAATGATAGTAAAGTTTAATTCTAATAAGCTTTTAAAAGAAAAACAAAGAGGTATCTTTTTGGATGATAATCGCTTTAAAGTTATTGCAGCTGGACGAAGATTTGGAAAGAGTTATTTATCAACTTATTTCATAATGACAAAAGCAATACAAAAAAAAGGAAATTACTTCTTTGTTTCTCCAACATTTCAACAATCAAGACAGATTATATGGAATATTTTAAAAGATAAATCAAGACCTATAACTAAAAAAGTAAATGAAAGTCGATTGGAACTTGAACTTATTAATGGAAGTATTATCTTTTTAAAAGGGGCTGACAGACCAGATACAATGCGAGGGGTTTCACTTAGTGGGGTAGTTCTTGATGAGTTCGGAACTATTAGAAATCCTGATTATGTTTGGGCTGATGTTTTAAGACCAGCATTGTCGGATCAATTAGGTTGGGCAATGTTTATATCATCGCCAAAAGGTAGAAATTACTTTTATGATTTATATAATAGTGCAAAAGACAATCAAGATTGGAATAGTTGGCAATTTACCACACTAGATGGAGGATATGTTTCTGAAAGCGAAGTTATAACTGCTAGAAACGAACTAGACAACAGAACATTTAGACAAGAATATGAAGCGTCATTTGAAAGCTATGATGGGTTGGTTTGCCCTTATTACGATAGAGAGCTAAATAATAATTATGAAACAATACAAGAGTTTGACACTTTGATATTTGGAGTAGATTTTAATATCAATAAAATGCCTTGTGCGGTATTTGTGAAGCGTGGTCGTAGTCTTCACTTAGTGGATTTTCTTTATGGTAGTTTTAACACAGATGAGCTTATGAAAGCAATTGACATTAAATATAAAGACTTCAAGAAAATATTTCACACGGATGCTTCTGGAACTGCAAATAAATCGAGTGCTGGAGGTCGTACTGATATAACTATCATAAAATCTTATGGGTATCAAATTATGAACTTAACAAGAAATCCAAATATCATTGACAGAGTAAATGCTTTTAACTCAATGATGCAATCAAAAGATGGTACAAGAAGATTATTTATTAATAAAAATTTAAAAAGAGTAGTTGAAACATTAGAAAAACATAGTTTTGATGCGAATGGGCTTCCGAATAAAAAGCACGAATATTATGATGATGTGTATGATGCAATGTCTTATGGGGTGTATCCATACGCAACAGACCTTATTGGTAAAACAGAAATCACTACTAAAAGATATACTTAAAATTGTGTTAAAATACAAATAAAAAGGCTTACAATGAATACTCCAAACTTTGATAGTCAAGAAGTCCTTGATTATAGAGATCAATTAGAGTTAACAAATTCTTTTTATAATGGATTTGACACTTCAACTGACTATATAATTTCATTTTTTAACGAAGATGATGACTCATTTACAGCAAGACTTAAATTGGCAAGATTAACTAATTATGTAAGAGATGCTATTGAAACCGTTAGAAATATGGTACTAAGAAAGCCAACAAAATATGATGAGCTTATTGACTCAGCATTAAATCCACTCTTAGAAACAATCGATATGAAAAACAGTATTGATACTTTTAGTAAAGAAGTTTTGACCAACTTGGCAAAAGATGGTTATACATATATTTTAGTTGAAAAAGAGTCATACGAAGATGTTGCAAGTGGTGCTGATGAGATTAATAAACGACCTTATTTTATTAATGTTAAGCGAAGTGTGGTGAGAAACTTTAAAATAAATAGTAATGGAAGCTTTAGACAATTCACTTATGATGAAAATTATACGATTGAAGATGGTTATGCTGAAAAACTTTTAGTGCAACAAAGATGCTATTTGTCTGATGGAACAGTTGAAATTTGGCGAGATGGAGTTTTGTATTCAACTATGCAAAATGGCTTAGGATTTATTCCAATCATTAAGCTTGGTAATGATGACATTTCAAAATTTTATGATCTAGCAGTAATAAATAGAAATCATTTGAACCTTAAATCAGAGCAAAGAAACTATGCAAGAATTGCATCAGCTCCTATTCCAGTTGCTTATTTATTGAATTCAGAGGATACTATTAAAACAATTGGTGTTTCTAATGGTATTAATTTTAATAGTACAAAAAGTGAAAGCGGGTTTGAATGGGTTGAGCTTAGTGGAAGCAGTAACTCTATTATTGAGAGCTTAATTGCTAAAGATGAGAGTGATATGCAAAAATATTTAGTTAGCTTAGTAAGTAATGATATTCAAAGAACAGCTAAAGAAGTAAGCCTTTTAAATGCTAATAATGAAGCGACACTTAATCACTTTGCAACGATATTGGAAGAGGGATTAAATAAAGCGTTTTATATTATGGCTCAGTATCAAGGCATAAATAACTTTGAAGCTAAACTATACATTAACAAAGACTTTATTGACAATAAGCTTGATGCTTCTGAATTAAATAGCTACAAAGAGATGTATATCAATAATATTATCGATTGGGATACTTATATCAACATTTTAATCACTGGAGAGGTTTTAGAGCCGATGACTGATGCTGATATTGCTAAAATGAAAACTAATTTGGTTAATCCACTGTAATGAATAATCAATCAGCTTTATTTTTAGAAGCTACTGCTTTTGAGTTATATGACTCTCCAACTTTTGCAAATACTAAAGAAGCTTTGATTTTAGCAGTTGATAAAATAACTGCTAAATTGTCAAGACTTCCAGATGATGCGATTAGTAAAAAACAATTAATAGAGCAGAAAGCTTATATTGAGAAGTTTATCAAAGAAGCGTACAAAGATGCACTTCCATCAATGAAGCAAGAGAGTGCTAGTGTTGCTAAAGTCGTATATGATAGTGCAACGCTTGATATTGCTACAAAAGGTATTCCAATAGCAGTAGTTGATGATTTAATGTCAAACAATAGACAAATTCAAGGTATGATTTTAAAGATCTATTTGAAGTGACTGCTGATAGTCACGCAAGACAGCTTAAAACAATTCTTGCTTCTGCTGTAGCAAGTGGTACTCCCGTTGCAACTATAATAAAAGATATACGGCTTAAAAGTGAAAATCTCACGGATGGACAGCTTAAAACAAATGTATATACAACTATCAAAGACAGTAGAGAAACTGCACGATATGCTTCATATGAAGAGTTTGAAACTCTTGGCATAGTAGACTATTATAAATTTAATGCTACTTTGGATTTTAGAACATCATCTGCTTGTCGTGGTCTTGATAATAGAATATACAAAATGAAATTAGCTGAAATTCCAAACAAACCACCAATCCATTTTAATTGCAGGTCGGTATTGATACAAGTTCCAAAAAATAACTTTAAAACAGATAACAAAAGAGCTTCAATGTTTGGTCAAACTGAATTTGATAACTATGGCGATTGGTTTAATAGTATTGATGATGCTACAAAGCAAAAGTTTATGACACCAGCTAAATGGAAGCAATACCAAGCAGGTAATTTTAAAGTTACCTCAGTGGTTGATTTGGTTGGAAAGAAATTGGACTTAAAAGAAGTGGCAGAAGTTATGAAGCCTAAAGCAGTTCCAGTTATTGACTTTGGTTATGATGGTAAGTTTAACAAATATGTAGAAGACATTAGAGATGAAGCGAAGATTGTTATTGATAAAGTTAGACAGCCTTATGAAATATTATCAAAAGGAATGTCTAAAGGTTCTTACTATTTTCAGTCAAAAAATGTGACAGATGGAAAGAGCGGAAGTCTAATATCACGAGAAGCAGATGGAAAGAATACTTTTTTGCACGAATACGGACATCATATTGACTATAATATCTCAAAAAATTCAGGGAAAGGAATATCATATCAAAGGTCTTTGGATAAAGATTTTGTAGAGGCTAGAACCCTTGATATAAAACATTTAAAAGAAAAGTTTAGCGGTCAGGATATATTTGTAGAATTAAAAAATAAATGGAAAGGAAAAGCTGAGTTTTTTGGTGCAAGCGACATTTTTGACAGTTTATCGCTTGGCAAGTTCCGCGACTCTTACGGAATGTCTGGACACGGGTCAAGATATTACAATGCAAAAAGTGGACTTAGAGTAAAACNTAATAAATCAANGCAACAGACAGAGGTATTTGCACAATTATTTGAGGGATATGCAACTGGAGGAAAAGTTTGGGATAATATACTAGAACATTATCCAAATCAAGCTAAAGTATTTGAAAAAACAATAAAAGAGGTCATAAATGAATGATTTTATAGAAGATAAAAGCAATGCTCCACTTTTTTATCAAAAAGAATATGATAAGCACAAAGAAATATTCGGAGTTGAGCCAAACATTATCGGAATGTTTTGGTTTGATAATGAAATATTAATTGATAACATAATAAAAGCAATAGAAACAAATAAGCCTTATGATGAGTATGAATTATTAAGTGATGACGAAAAAAAAGCTTTTGATAATGGAGATTTATTGTTTTAGACTAAAAACACATTGGTATAATTTACTCACATTAATTTGGATAGGGGCTTTT